CACTGCGTCGAGCAAGAGGCTGTATCACTTCGGTCAGTTATCGGCCACCGCCAAGAAAAAAGCGAAAAAGAAAGCCTGATGGCGCGGAGGCTCCCGAATGTCCCGAAAGACAAGCGCACCGGCCTGCCGAAAAAATACGTTGCTGGGTCGCGCTCTCCATCTCGCAAGGCAGCGGAGATTAAGCGCACCGCCAAAGCCTACAAAGAAGGCCGCAACATCGACGTGAAGAAGGTGAGCGCCTCGCGCGCCGCACAAGCGAAGAGGAAGAAAAAGCGTGGCAAAAGCTAAACCACTATCTGAGGCGACGAAAAAGACGCTTCGCGAGAAAGCTGAAAAGGCGAATATGACTTATGGAGAACTTGCGAAAGTATATCGCAGAGGTCAGGGCGCGTATCTCTCATCGGGTTCGCGCAATGTACCTATGGCTGCTTGGTCTATGGGGCGGGTGAATAGCTACATTCGCGGCGACAAGGCGCGCACCGCTGACAAGGATATTTACAAGGCCGCTCGCGGCAGGAGTAGCAGGGCATGATTGACTGTGGAAACTGCGGACATCCGCGCCGCTGCGTTACAATGGACAAGTGCATTATGGGCAAGATGCCGCCTGCGTATGAGCCGCCAGTGCGCGAGAAGATGCCAAAGAATGTAAACACCAGCAGGGGCAACGTCTTGATGCAAGGCGACAGTCCCGTGGCGGACGTCCCGAAAAAGTCCGCCAAGAAAAAAACGTATAAGAAAAAGGCAAACTGATGTCAGAGATGGACGACGTACAGCTTGGGTCGATTGTCAGCGGCGAGATCACCGACGCGCTGAACCACTTCGACAGCGAGTACACGCAGGACCGCCTCCGGGCGCTCGACTTTTATCTGGGCGAGCCGCTCGGCAACGAGGTTGAGGGTAGGTCGTCCGTCATTGCCACCGAGGTCGCAGACACGGTTGAGGCGATTATGCCGAACCTTATGCGCGTGTTCACGGCAAACGATAAGTATGTGCGGTTCGCCGGACGCACGGGCGAGGATATGGAAGCCGCCGAGCAGGCGTCAGATTATGTCAATTATCTAATCCAGAACCAGAACGACGGATACAAGCTGCTGCACACATTCTTCAAGGATGCGCTGCTATTCCGTATGGGCGTCATTAAATACTTCTACGAGGAAGTCGAGGAAGTAGACGAGGAAGAATATAACGGCCTGTCCGAGCCGGAGATGGTGCTGCTGCTGAACGACCCATCGATTGAGATCGTGGAGCAGCGCGAGACCGTCACGCAGTCGATGATGGACGAGGACGGGGTCGAGGTTCCGCTTGACGTGATGTACGACCTGTCGGTTCGGGTGAAGCGCAAGTCGGGCCAGATCAAGGCAATCAACGTGCCGCCCGAAGAGTTTCTTGTGTCGCGTCACGCGACCGGCAACCTTGAGGACGCGCACTTCGTGGCGCACCGCACGTCGCTCACTGTGAGCGAACTTGTGGCGATGGGCTACGACCGCGACATCATCGAGCAGTACGCCGGCGAAAACGAACTGGACACTGACCGCGAAGTCAACAACCGCTTCCAAGACTTAGAGGCGGCAACGGGGGTTGACCCCGCCGATCCGACCCTGCGCTCTGTGATTTATCACGAGTGCATAATGAACATTGACTTCGACGGCGACGGCATTGCCGAGCGTCGGCGCATCTGCGCGATTGGCGGAGACGGCGCATACATTCTTCACAATGAGCCGTGGGATCACATGCCGTTCGCGGTCTGCTCGCCGATCCTGATGCCGCACCGTCTGGTGGGTCGCTCGGTCTACGACTTGACCGAGGACTTGCAGGTAATCAAGACGACGCTGATGCGCCAGTACCTCGACAGCGTGTACAGCAGCACGCTGCCGCGCATGATTGCTGTCGAGGGTCAGGTCAATCTGGACGACCTGCTTGACGGCTCCGCAGGCGGTGTGATCCGCGCGCGTCAGCCCGGTATGGTTCAGCAGATCACCGGCGCGTCTGTCGGCGGAGAGATACGCCCGCTGATGGATTATCTCGACAGCGTCAAGGAGCAGCGCACCGGCATGTCCAAGGCGTCGCAGGGACTGTCACCCGACGCGCTGCAATCTTCGACCGCTGGCGCAGTCGCGGCGACTGTTCGCGGCGCTCAGGTGAAGCTGGAGAGTTACGCGCGCACAATGGCCGAGACCGGCGTGAAGGACTTGTTCAAGGGCATCCTGCACTTGGTGCTGAAGCACGACAACAAGCCGAGGGTGTTCCGCCTGCGTAATAACTTTGTGCCGATTAACCCGGCGGAGTGGAAGTCGCAGTTCGACACTGTCGTGCAGGTCGGGCTTGGCACCACAGACGACGAGACCAAGATCGCGTTCCTGACGCAGATCGCGGCCAAGCAGGAACAAATCCTGATGCAGCTTGGGCCGCAGAACCCGATTGTGTCGATGCCTCAGTACGTCAACACGCTGCGTTCGATCGCCGAGATCGGCGGGTTCAAGGATGCCGATCAGTTCTTCAACTCGCCGCAGATGATCCAGCAGCAGATGATGATGCAGCAGCAACAGCAGCAGGCACCGCAGCCCGACCCTGAGATGCTGAAGATGCAGCAGGAAATCGAGATGGATCGTGCCAAGGCGCAGGCCGACATGCAGCTTGAGCGCGAGAAGATGCAGGCGGACATCCAGCTACAGCGCGAGAAGATGACGCTGGAGATGGAACTGCGTCGCCAAGAACTACAGGCAGAGGCCGAACTTCGCGTCGCGAAGGCCGTCACCGATGCTGATATATCAACTAACTTGCCGAGGGTTTAGGTATGGCCAGATTAGATTACACGGGTGGCAGTCGCTCTCAACAGGAGAGAACTTCAGCGGCAAGAGCCTCTGCTGGCATGTCCACAGACGTGGGCGGTGGCTCTTTGCAAGAACAGCATATGGCCAATGTGTATGCCGACCCCGGCCCGTCAGCAATCCAAGTGATACAAGAAAACGTCGCCGCAGCGAATGCCGCTCAGGCCGCAGCAGCGGCGGCTCAGGTCCAAGCCAACATAGAGGCCGCCGCTCAAGAGCAGGCGCGCCGGGCCGCACAAGCGCAGGCAATGACAGTCGGCACCCCAGAGATGGGGTTCACCGAGGCTATGGGCGGGGCGACCAGAGTTAGTCCCGGCGGCATGTTTGCGCGGTATGGCGTCAATGCACCAGCGGTCATGCAGTTTGCTGAGGCACCTACTTTTGGCGGCCTCTCGACTGGCGTCTTGGGCGCGCTTGGCTTTAACACGGCGCAAAGTCATTTGCAGGCAGGCACCGGCCAGCCAGTAATGGATGCGTCTGGTCGCGTGCGCGGCGCTCTCAGCACCGGCCCGTTTGGCAGCACTGTTTATTCTGGCACACCCATCCCCGGATATGAGGGGCCATATGCAGACTTAATTGCGCCGTCTGTGGGCGTGTCTGACGACCAGCCGCAGATAACGTCAACCGTCACCAACCCGGCAACGGGTCGCGAGGAGTGTCCCGACGGGTACACATTTGACCCTGACTTGAACGCCTGCCGCCTCGACACACGCGGCGGCACAACCACAGCGCCAGACGCACCAGCAGCACCCGGTGTTCCCGGCGCGCAGTATGCGAGGATGGGGCTGCTGGACGTGGCTCCAGAGGGCTTGATGGGCTTCCAAGAGCGCTACGGCGCAGGCTTTGGCACACCGTCAGACTTTGGTGCGGCGAACCTTGCTTTCCGTCAGCAAGGTGCTATATCTCCAGAATATTATCAGACACCCCCGAAACTGACAGGGTACACATTGCTGGGATGAACGAGGGCAAGACACGGCAGCGACAGGCTCGCGCCGAAAAAGCCGCAGCACTGCTGCGAAACGAACTTTTTGTTGAGGCGTTTGAGTTCCTCGACGAGCAGTTTGTCGACGCTTGGAAGACATCCGGCATCGACGATGAAGAGGCACGCGAGAAGCTATTCCAACTGATGCAGGCACTTAACGCAGTCAAGGGGTACTTCCAGAGCGTTGTCGAGGATGGTAAGCTGGCACAGGCACAGCTTGACGAATTTAAGCGGTACAGCCGCGTAAACTAGGAGTTTTTTTATGTCCGACAATCCGCAAGGAACCGGCCCTATTTCTTTTAATGATGCAGTTTCTCTTCTGAACACACCCGCACAGGACACCGTGACAGAAGAGCAGGTCGAGGCACAAGAGCCTCAACAGCCTGAGACCGAGGCGTATGAGCCGGAGGCGGAGAACGCAGACGCGACCGTCGAAGAGGATTACGAGGAGGACGATGAGGGCGAAGACGCCTACGAGGCGGATGACGATGACGAGTACGAAGAGGAGCCTGTCCAGACCTACACCGTGAAGGTGGACGGTCAGGAACTAGAGGTAGACCTTGACGAACTTCGGAGTGGTTACTCGCGGCAGCAGGCGTACACTAAGCGTTCGATGGAGTTAGCCGAGCAGCGCAAAGCCTTTGAGGCAGAGCAAGCTGAGACGAAACAACTTCGAGACGCTTACGCGCAGCAACTTGATCAAGTGGCTGCCCAAATCCATCAGGCAACCCATCAGGAACCTGACTGGAGAGCATTGGCCGAGACGATGACCGAACGTGATTTGTTTCTGGCGAAGACCGATTGGGACCAGCAGAAGGAATACCAGAAGCAGGTCGAGGTCGAACGTCAGCGCATTGCGTCGGAGCAATCTCGCGAGCAAGAGCAGAACCTGCGCCAGCACTTAGAAGTGCAGCGTGGCGAAATGCTTAACCGCATCCCTGCGTGGCAGGATGAGGACACTCGCGACGCAGAGCGCAAGGAAGTGATTTCCTACGCTCAGAAGCGGATCGGGTTTAGTGAAGAGGAGGTTGCAAACGCATCTGATGCGCGCGCGATCGAACTTCTCTACAAGGCGTGGCGTTGGGACCAGCTTCAAGACAAAGCCCCCGCCGCCAAGAAACGCACCCGCAAAGCACCGAAGATGGCCAAGGCAGGGCGACCAAAGACCAAGCGCGAAGTTGCTACCCGTTCTCAGCGTGATGCCCGAAAGCGCTTTGAAAGCGCCGGAACGGTGGACGCTGCTGTTGAGTATCTAATGGGCCGAAAGTAGCCCGCAAAGAAAGGAAAAGGTTATGACAACCTTCGCAACCGCTTCAGCAATCGGTGAGCGCGAACAGCTTGCCGATGTAATTTATCGGATCGATCCCGCAGAAACGCCAATATTTTCAAATGTTAAGAAGGAAACTTCTAACGGTATCTTCACCGAGTGGCAGGTTCAGGAACTGGCTTCAGCCAGCACCACGAACTATCACAACGAAGGTGCAGACACAGCGACTGCGGCGGCCACGCCGACAGCGCGTGTGGGTAACTACCACCAGATATCCAAGAAAGTCTTCGCGACTTCTGGCACTCTGGACGCGGTAGACACTGCCGGTCGTGAGCGTGAACACAACTACCAGAAGGTGCTGAAGGCACTGGAACTGCGTCGCGACATCGAAAAGATGATTGGCGACACAGACGTTGCTCGCTCTTCTTCTGAGCCACGCAAGTCGGCGTCGCTGTCTTGCTGGATGACCAACGGTTCTGTTGGTGCTGGTTCTGGTGCTTTCGCCACTGGCGACGGTACTGACGCCATCACAAACGGTGACGACCGCGCACTGACGCTCGCCCTCATTGAGGACGCGCAGCAGGACGCTTGGACCGACGGCGGTAACCCTCGCATGATGTGCATGTCAGCCTCGAATAAGGCGAACTTCTCGGACCTGTCCGCGACTGGTAACCTTGTCAGCAACGACGTGAACATGACTGCCGCCAAAGAGGTCTCCTATGTCGGCTCGACTTCGGTCTTTATGGGCGACTTCGGCACCGTTGAGGCGACACCGTCTCGTCAGCTTGGGAATGACCGTATCTTCCTGATCGACCCAGACTTCGTGTCACTCTGCACGCTGAACGGTCGTAACTTCCTTGAGGAAGATTTGGCCAAGACTGGCGACGCAACCGACACGCACATCCTGTGCGAGTGGGCGCTCAAGCCAACTGCTCCGAAGGCGCACGCCGCGATCTTCGATCTCAGCGGTTCCTAATCTAGCAAGGGGGCGGCTTAGGCTGCCCCCTTCTCTATGAGGGCAAAATGAAGCGATACCTATACACCGACCCGCGCACCCGCAAGGAAGTCACCCTGCAACAGAACAGCGACGGGTCTTCTGTTATTGAGCAGCGGCAGGAATTTGGCGGCCTGCTCAAACTTAACAAGCAGATGTCGGGCGACTACCAGCCCGGCTCAATGATCGGCAACACGCAGCGTCACATGCAGCATGTGGCGGAAATCCCAAACGTGGTGTACAATCACTTGCTGGAGAAGTTTGGCCCGATGCGCGAAAATCCAAAGGCGTGGAAGGCTTGGCTGAACGACAGTGAAAACCGGGCATTCAGAACGGGCGGCGGACATTTATAATGGCGATTTCGACCTACACCGAATTGAAGACGGCAATAGCCAACTTCCTCGCGCGTGACGATTTAACCAGCGTCATCCCCGACTTTATCCAGCTTGCCGAGGCGACGATGTCTCGCGAACTGGAGACACGCTCACAGGAGAAGCGCGCCACGGCAACGCTGACCAGCGGCGACGAATACATTGCGCTGCCGACAGACTTGCGCGAAGTGCGCGAGGTCAAGCTGAACACGACACCGCTGACGGTCCTGACCTATTACAGCCCGGTCGCGCTGGACAGCAACTTCTCATCCGGCGGCGTCGGCAAGCCAAAGGGCTTCAGCATTATCGGCGACGAGATGAAGATGCGCCCTGTGCCGGACGACAGCTACACCGCCGAGATTATCTATATCGGGTCGATCACGGCGCTGTCCGACAGCAACGCCACAAATAATATCTTGACCCGCTCGCCGGATGCCTACCTATACGGATCACTCGCAGAAGCGTATGCTTTCCTGCTTGATGAAACTAGGGCGTCGCAGTACCTGCAACGCTTCAACCTCGCCCTTGAGCAGATCAAGGTCGATGAGCAGCGCGCGCATTACGGCACGGGTTCGCTGCAAATCAGTAGCATTTACGCCCGTCAAAACGCAGCAGTGGAGAGTTAAACAATGTCTGCAATGAGTGATTACTTAGAGAACAAAATCCTAGATCACGTTCTCGGAACAACTGCTTACACCCACCCATCGACGGTCTACATCGGGCTTTCGACCGGGTCGTTTGCTGACGACAACAGCGGCACCGAACTGAGCGGCAGCAACTACAGCCGTGTGGCGGCTGCGTTTGATGCGGCTTCTGGCGGCACGACCGACAACACCTCGGCGATTGAGTTTGCTGCGGCGACGGGGTCGTGGGGTACGGTCTCGCACTTTGGTATTTTCGATGCGGCGTCAAGCGGGAATTTGTTGATCCACGGTGCCTTTTCGACAGGTAAACTGATAGGCTCCGGCGACGTTCTGAAAATCTCAGCGGGTGACCTAGACGTTACCGCAGCGTAGGTGATGCCGTGGCCACTGGCACCCCAAATTTAGACAATTTCACAAGCAGTATCGACGCGCTTCCATATTCTTTGGACAGCGCGTTATTGCTGACGCAGGTTGATTGGTCCAACCCGACGCTGGAGCAACTAGATGCTTGGGGGACTATGGATGCCCTCGACACCTTCGGCACCTTAGAGCAGCTTGCAGACCTTGAGGTAAAGCATTTTGGCGGCAGCGCGTCTGTGTCGATGTCCGCCACCGCGACGCCGGTCTTCCCCGTATTATTTGACGCCGCTGTGTCTGTATCTATGTCCGCCGCGTCTGACAGTGACCGTGTCCGAGGCTTCGACGCATCAGTCACCGGCGCTGCGTCAGTCGCCGCCACCGCAGCGTTTATCGCGCGGATGGATGGGGCCGCAAGCGTCGCAATCACGGTGGCATCCGACAGCGACCGCATACGCGGCTTTGACGGGGCCGCCAGCGCCTCTGTGACGGCCACTGGCGCGTGCCTTGCCGTCTTCTTCGATACAGGTAGCGCAAGCGTGTCTATGGACGCCACAGGCGCTTCTGTGGGCGTCTTTGTCATGTCCGGTTCCGCTGACGCATCAATGTCTGCTACAATGCGCGGCAAGGTGCTGGGCGAGGACTGGTCAGAAGTCGCCGACGGCACAGAGACTTGGACAGATATTGCGGCAGGCTCTGAGGTCTGGTCGCAAGTATCTGTAGGCAGCGAGGTTTGGCACCAGCAATGATAGAATTTGGCCCTTGGCTGCCAGATCAGCCCGATTACTCGAACCCCGGCGTCACGAAGGCCGAGAACGTCATCCCTGCGGCTGGCGGTTATCGCAGCCTGCCTGAGTTCGTTGCGTACTCCGGCGCGGCAGACGCGGACATAAACGGCGTGTTTGCGGCTAAAGACAACACCGGCAACGTCAAACTGTTTGCGGGCGACAACGCCAAAATCTATGAGTTCGACAGCAGCGACAGCAGCCTCGAC